ATCTTCAAACACCGCATCTCCACGACCTAACAACGCTGACATAACGCCCAGATTAGCCATATAACCGGTAGAAAATAACAAAGCACGATCACGACCGGTAAACTCAGCGAGCTCTTCTTCCAAAGCATGATGCGCTAAGCTATGCCCACAGATTAAATGCGCTGAACCACTACCGACACCATATTGATCGACTGCGTTTTTAAAAGCACTGAGCACATCTGGATGATTAGCCAAACCCAGATAATCATTGCTGCAAAAGTTAAGTACTGTTCTACCGTCAACTTTCAGATAGATACCTTGCGGCGAGTTGATAACTCGCCTAGAACGGTATAAGCCTTGCTTGGCAATGCTTTCCAGATCACCCGATAACTGTGAAAAAGCCAATGTCATTAGGCGTAACTTGAACCACCAGAATAAACACCTAAACGATCGAATAAAGCAAGATCATGATTAGTCATCGGGTTATCAGTGGTCAATAACTTATCACCATAAAATATCGAGTTAGCACCCGCCAGAAAACACAATGCCTGCATTTCATCACTCATTTTGCTGCGACCCGCTGACAAGCGTACTCGCGATTTAGGCATCATAATTCTTGCGACGGCTAATGTACGCACAAAGATAATCGGATCTAACTGTTCAGTACCCATTAATGGCGTACCTTCAACTTGCACCAGCATATTGACGGGCACACTTTCAGGATGTTTAGGCATATTGGCTAACTGTATGAGTAATTGAGCACGATCTACATCGGTTTCGCCCATACCCACAATACCGCCACAACAAACATTGATACCTGCATCTCTGACTCGCTCTAAAGTATCTAACCTATCCTGATAAGTGCGTGTGGTAATGACTTCGGAATAATAATCTTCAGAGGTATCCAAATTATGATTGTAATAATCTAAACCACCTTCTTTTAAGCGCTGGGTTTGTGCATCGGTCAACATGCCTAAGGTGACACAAGTTTCCATGCCCATCGCCTTAACGCCTTGAACCATTTCAATGACACGCTCTACATCTTTATCTTTAGGTTGGCGCCAAGCAGCACCCATACAAAAACGCGAAGCCCCTTGGTCTTTAGCTTGTTGAGCAGCTTTTAATACGGCATCGACAGGCATCAAAGCTTCGGGTGTTAAGCCCGAATCATAACGCGCACTTTGCGGACAATAGCCACAATCTTCTGAACAAGAACCTGTTTTTATACTTAATAAGCTACTGATTTGAACTTCGTTGGGATCAAAATGCTCTCTATGAACTGTTTGTGCTTTAAAGATCAAATCATTAAAAGGTAAAGCATACAGGGCTTGCACTTCATCCAACTGCCAATCATGACGTAAGCTAAGTGAATTAGGATGGCTAATGGCAGGGTTTGCAGACATGCTGATAATCTCCAACTACAATAAAGGTAAACGTGACAAACAAACAGCTCATTCGTCAACCGGCAAGTATCAATAAGGGATACAACTGGATCGATATTATACAGGATTACCTACTCCCGCCTACCTGCATCTTATGTGCTAATCCTGGCACTCAAGGTCGAGACCTTTGCAATCACTGTCATCAACGCCTGCATAGAAACACGCTTTGTTGTTATAAATGCGCAGAAATACTAGAGCCACCGCTGAGATACCCTATGCTTTGCGGACATTGTCTAAGCTCCACGCCGGCTTTTGATGAAACTTACGCACCCTTTACTTATCAAGGCGAAATACGACATTTAATTACCACCTTAAAATTCGGCGCACATTATAAGAATGCTCGTTTATTGGGTTTATTATTGGCCGATCATTTAAAACTAACCGCCCAAAAACCCGATCTGATTTTACCGGTACCGTTGCATAAAGCCCGTTACCGAGAGCGAGGTTTTAATCAAGCGATTGAAATTGCCAAAACCGTGGCTAAAGAATTACAACTACCACTTGATTTGCATAGTTGCCTAAGGCATAAAGATACACCTCACCAATCAGCCTTGACGGCCAAGCAAAGACGAAAGAATATCAAACACGCTTTTTCGATGACTCAAACTATTTCGGTGCAACATATAGCCTTGTTAGATGACGTAATGACTACCGGCTCTACCGCTCATGAATTGGCCAAACTATTAAAAGCCGAAGGTGTGAGTCGAGTCGATGTTTGGGTCTGCGCTAGAGCTTGAGCTAATCAACTGATGTTTCGCAGTTATTCAGCGAATTATAAAAAACAAATAGAAAGCTATCTAAATCAGTAAGTTCGCATAAACAGTATATTTCACACCGCATGAACAGATCACGATCTGTCCATACATTACAATCGGCCTCCACATTACGATCGACATCTACTTATTTACACCCACCACCTCCCAACAAAACCTGAGGTGCACAGCTCTAGCAAACGAGACTGAAGCAACGTTACTGCTTTAGGTCAGTTAATATGAAATAATAGCCAAATACTTTATTTATCTAAAGCCCGCCCCCAAACAATACTAAATAATTCATGCTAACCCCGAACACCCCAAGTTACCGCTTTAGCGTTGCCCCCATGCTAGATTGGACAGAGTACCCTATAAATAAAGGCTATACAGGAGTCCATGCGTACTGGGTGCGGACTGATGGTATTTATCCACAGTTTTTGTGAAATTCTTAAAGATCTAAACTACAGTAGTTACACAAAGTATCGGCAGCTCGCCAAGATTGTAATTCTTTCATAGTAGCTACCACCAGCGAATTGCAGCCATCAATGGGGCTGTTGACCATAGAATAATAGCAATGCCAATACACCTAATAACAAATTCATTGTGCGAAATATCCATTTTTAACCCTTTTTCTGAATGCAAAATTATTTTTAATCTGTTATATTTATCCATAATTAATCAGTTGTCATCTTCAATTGATTGATAAAAACCCTAGTCAGTTTGCCGCTGCCTAGGGTTTTGCTTTTTAAGCTATTTTAATAGCGGCATGATTGCTGAAATAGTATCTGGAAGATTCCATGCCATAATAACTATTACGACTGGGAAAGTTATCTTCCAAACTAAACTTTTTGACTGATCAATTAGTTCTAGCATCTTGACAGCTCCATTATTTACTTTAAACTGCATACATATTCTTCCTTACTGGCTTTAAGGATTGGATTAAAAACCCCCGACAGCCTGCCAGCCATCGGGGGTTTTGCTTTTTTAAGCTGCCGCTTGTGACGTAATATCTACAGGCGCATCAGGATCAACAGGCCAATCAATAGTATTAGGAAAGCCAGCTTGCTCTGGCACATCACGCAATGCTTGTCGATAAGTCACATAAGCCGCTTTCTTTTCAGCTGTTAAAGGGCTGTCAGCTAATTGAGTCCAGTCACAAGAATTTAATAACCAACTACGTCTGCCACGTACCTCATTTTTAGTACGCTCAATTCTTGCAGCTTGCTCATGCGCTAAAGCCTCGTCAAATGACTCTTGAGTTAAGACATCTAAAATACCTGGAGTAATTGAGTCTGCATCATCATCACAATGACCATAAAAAATAGGGTACAAACAAGGCCATTCTGATTCATTGCCAAAATTAATAGCAATACCAGGCACATTAGGTAATATTGGGCCAGCAGCTGCAGGCTCTTCATTCATTGGGCGTAAAGTTTGAGCGTCAACGTAAGTAAATTTAATAAGCATGGGTATATGTCCTGTTAAGGGTTGAATTAACTGCTAAGCCGCTTTTTAGCGCAGCTCTTGCAATTGAAAGGGTTTGACTTCGGTTTCCGGTGCTTCTTGATAACCCTAAATAACTGTTACAAGTTTGCACCAAGTTTGGTGGAGCGGTTTGCGAGATTTTCCTGAGCGCAGCGCGGTGAGTTTTAGGTCGCCATTGCTGCCGATAAGGTCGGATAACGTGACCAACAAAATCAACGCCTTTTGTTGCAGGTTCGATACTGGTTTTATGCTCTGCTAGACTCATGCCTAACTTGGCTAATTCGCAGCGAATACGCTCAGCCACTTGATTCAGCTTTTGCGCAGACTTATCAACTACGACAATATCATCAACGTAACGCACATAATGCTTGCAGACCATCGCACGCTTAATAGCTTGATCAACGCTATCTAAATAAACATTGGCAAAAAACTGGCTGGATAAATTACCAATTGGTAAGCCAATGCCCGCTTGTGCTTTTAATAAGCTTTTATGTTCAGGTACTAAACTCAATTTCTTAGCATCACTATTAAAAATGGCATTCATTTTTACATCTTGAAAGACCAGCTTTTCTAGCAAATCTAATAAAAATTCGTTTTGCACCTTCACTTGTAGCTTTTCAAACAATAAATCTTGTCTAATGCTGCCAAAAAAATTAGCCACATCGGTTTTTAAGACATGAGCAGCTTGTGTCCAATCTTGTGTAGCACTACGTAAATGTTTTTCTAAGCGATTAGCCGCATACAGCGTGCCTCTGCCTTTAATGCAGGCGCAACTATCGTGGATAAAAGCCTTTTCAAACATAGGCGCAATGGCTCTATACACTAAATGATGAACAATGCGATCTCTAAAATTAGCTGCCCAGACCTCGCGGCATTTAGGCACAGTCACGACAAAAACTGTCGCGGGTGATACCTGCCATGTACCGCTCAGCAGCTCATAATAAAGTTCCATCAGATTAGCTTCTAAGTTTTGCTCAAATTCTAAAGCCGCAGGCGTATTTCTTTTGTGCCGTCTGCACTCATAATAAGCCTCAAACAGCTCAGTCACTGTCAAGTGGTAGTGGTGTAACATCATTTGCGGACCGCTCGCACGTAGTTGGTGTTGTTCTTGTTGTTGTTGTTCTGGTTGCCATTGTTGAAGTTCTGTTTCCAGGCGTTCGTCGCATTGAACTCGGTCAGTTCGAAGGTGTAAACATCGGATAAGCGATTGCCCGTAGCATCGACGCTTATCAAACTGCGCATTGACGCACGTAGTTGAATACCACGCCGTTTCTTGATAGCGCTTGGAGCTGCAAAACGCACAGCTACTTCGACCAAATGATGTGCATAGGAATAAGCGCCATAACGCATATTCATCAAGCGCGGTTTTTCGCGTATTTTAACCACCCTGTTAATTGCTTACCGACAATATCCAGAGTGGCGACAGTGACGCCAAATTGACCGGCAGATATCAGACGTAAATCCTTTGAAAGTCTTAGCTGCAATTGCAAAATCTGCAACTGTTCGCGTAATAGCTCAAGAATCGGAAGTTTGTCTTGTGTGCAATTTGCTTTAAAAATCAAACCGACCACGGCTTGCGCCGTTAAACAAATTTCCCGTGCTAGTCCTTGCCGATAACCACGCGGGTAATTCTGCGTAAACGCTGTTACTTTCAGCAACAGCTCATACGCCTCACGGTAAATCGGTAATTCAGTAGCTCGCGCCATACAAAATATCTCCAGTCGTGAAACCCCTGCCGCAAAACGGCAGGGAAATAGGTAAATGGTTAAATAAGGACTTTGCGGACCGCTCGCACGTAGGTGGTGTAGTTCTTGTAGGCGTTGGTCTGGCCGCCAGTGAGGAAGCCATGTACCCAGGC